TTGCCCTGCAAGATCATCTTCTGTGTAGGGAAAGGTGTGAAGGCTGCGCCTCGGTTTGTGTCGTCATATTCTGCCATGCTTTTGGCTCCTAGTTAGTAGTTGTGGGGCGGCTCTTAGTGAAGAGTTCTACCGCGCCGCCCCTTGTACGGTCAGTCCAGAGGCAGGAGAACGCCCCCCTTCACAAGATTACCACCCATTGTTAGATGAGCCGCCACTGTCTGCGGCATACTTATTGCCATCCATTTCTCCTAAGAAGACGTCAGCATTACAGCCAACGTGTGACAGGGCTTTAGTCAAACCATCAGTGACAGCCATCTTTGGGGCATCCTCTGCCATACGCCCTTTGACAGAATCAAAGAACTTACGACAGCCAGTGAATGGCCCGAATACATTTGATGGATTGCCATGCCAGACAGAGACATGAGCAAGCACTGCGCTATCTCCGTTACTGACGTTGACGATTTGTGTTTCACTGTGCCAACCCCATCCGTCACCGACAGGGCCAAACTCTTCGGTCATCATTCTGACCTGATATTGTGGATCAATAGCTGTAAAGCTACGCGCTCCAAAGCTGACCTTCTTCAGATACTTGGGGTCTGAAGAGGACAGCCTGTTCCATATTTCCATAGTCATTTTACTTCTCCATTTCGTTTAGTAATTCTTAATGCCCCTCGCTTGTCTCGTCTGACTGTGAGGAAATCACAGTAAACTTCTCTCTCATTTGGGGCGACCATTTCTTTGAGAGACTTCTTTGCGTTCTGGAATACTTTGTCTTGCTCAAGCCCTTGGGTGTATGTGGCTGCTGTGCTGACGAACTCGTTGCTTGTTGAGGCATCTCGTATGACCATGTTGTCCACCTGAATGGAGTTGGTTGAGATGTCTGGCGCTTGAATACCAATCGGCTCTTCGTTGCGTACAACGTGACCCCAGAAATCTGACACCACTGCCCACATAGAATTGAAATACGAGTAGTCATATGAGACAACAGTTGACTCCCATTTATTGTTACCAAAGATTACAGACAGATAAGCATCTGGCGCTCCTGCCAACCGACAATACAATTGTATCTGCGGCATGTAGTATTGGATAACTTTTTCCATAGTGTTGTATGAGTTAGTGTGCTTTGCCTCGACAACAGCATCACCAAACATTGCATCTATTGTACCCTTCACAGGGACAGACCCAATGGTATCTTCATACTCGCACTGATGATCCGACAGCACACAATCATACTCGGTCTCGAACCAGTCAAGGTTAAAGCTCTCAGTATGTATGCCCATTTGGACAGCTATATTTTTTGACAGGTCAGGGGAATCTATCTTCCCTGTTTTGATTTGCCATAGCTCAAGCCAGTCACCCTGCATAATTTTTACACAGTCAGACCCGCCTATGAAGCCAGTTCGTTTCATGATTTTCTCCTTCTGGTACAGTAGCTAGACTACTGCATATGTGCAGACTACGCAAGATACTTTCTGAAGTCAGCTTCAGTTAAGTTTGTAAATTCTAGCAGCCTTTCTTTCTGCTTACCTTTGAGATAGCTCTCGCCAATTGGCTCTCCGTTTTTGATGCGTCGAGCCATTACCTCGTACTCGTCGAGAACATAATTTGTACGCTTGTATTCTTTAGCGTAATGAGGTGAGCTTGTTGCTTTGCTAACGTGTGCATCCCACACATTACCTTCGACATACTTGCCGATGCTAGTTGGTTTCTTCATACTTCAATGCCTTTGTCCTAAAGAACCCTGCATATTCTGGATTCATTGCCATGAACAATCGTGAATAATAGGCGATGTAATTATTGCTAATCTTAAAATCTTCGCCTGTTGTTTCGATCATGGTTTCCCATCTAATTCTATTTACAATTAACCAAGCACTTAATCGGTTATGCCCTCGGTTAATTGCTTGCATGGTAAACCTCTCAAAGAGTTCATAGACATGTGGGTTCTCTTTATGCCAAGCCCACCACTTTAATTTATCTGGATTCTCCTTCATTGATTTTCTCCATTAGCTGTTGAAATTCATCGCCACTCATAATGACTAGCGTTTGCGGACTGCCTGTCCGTCTTTTATAGAAGGCAATGTCTCGCCTATCTAATACTGAGAAGGGGCTAGGGAAGTTGGACTTGTCCCTATACTTAACCTCTCCTACCATTTCTCGTCCGAAGACTTCGAGCTTGATGTCTCCGCTATACTCTCCTCCCAAACTGCCTGAGAGGGGTTGCCTCTTCGCTTTGATCGGCGCTTTGATTTCGTTGAGCCAATTGACAAACCACTTTTCGTGGTAAGTTCCTTTGTTCTTGTTACGGTTTGCCATCTGTCTTCCTCATAACAATTAAGGCAGACGTACCAATGCTTTTGATGGGTGGCTGCGCTATTGTTTTTGCATATAGCAACGAACCAATTCGTTACTGTTTCACAAGCAATGCAAGTTATTGCATCACCTCTTTTGGACTTTGATGTCATATTCTAATGCGTCCAACCAACACATCAGCATAAAACCAGATGGGATTCTCTTGTGAGATTCCCACTTGTGGATCAGTGATGACGTACACCCGATGTTATAGGCTAGCGATTCTTGGCTTAAACCTTGCTCGAACCGAGCGTCGATTAACATCTTGATTAGTTTCTCGTAGTCTCTGGGTATAGTCACGGGCTTGTTGAATCGAGTGAAGCTCTTCGATGGCATTGAATACCTTTGCAGCTGTCTCGTACCTTAGCTCTGTCGCTCCATTGATCGTGCGATAGTATGTTGATGTGGGAATTTGCGCCCTTTGGAAAGCTTTGCTCAACGGAATACTATACTCCGTTGAACAATCTATTACGGTTTGTAAGTACGATTTCATACCGCACTTACTGCATAGACGCAGCTAGAAGTCAACCTCCTGTTCTTTTAGCTGAAGTCTATAGCCTTGTATGGCTATGCCAATGTGGGCTAGCTCGGTTGATACCCAACTTGGCCTTACACCAGAGCCATATTGTTTGAGCAGGTCATTGTATTCTTTTCTTTCACGCTCAATGGCTTGCTCAATATCAGTCTTTGTCACTGATCTCTCCTTCTCTCAAGATTTTAAGTTGCAGGATGATTCGTCCCATCCATCCATTGCATAAGCAGCCTTCATTACTTTTGCATTTTTAAGAGTGCTGTAAGTTTTAAACTTATTCCATGACAACAATATTAATCTGTGCTTATGCACTGTTGTCATTTTCTTAAGCCTATGAGCATCTCTGATTAACAGATTCCTTACATAGATGATGGGGTCATCTTCATAGTTTATCTGTCCATCCTTCCAAGTCTTGATGAAGGAGTTGGCTGTTTCTCCAAAGCCAGTCTGAGTTGCGATGTAATGTATAGCTCCAAGAACTTTGTCACATCTAGTGAATGTGTTTCGAGCATAGTCAGCGCTGTCTACTATTGATGGATTAGATTGGAACACATCATCTAACTGAGAAGATGTAAGCCCTGAGTTTTTGGGAGTGTTTAAAGCTATCAAAGCTACATGAGTAATCGTTGCTGCAAGAATCCCATGGTTTGTATAGCCTCGAACTTTAAGCCTGTCTGCGTAGACTCTTTTTCTTCCGCTATCTATTGTAACCATAGCCCTTTCTTCCAAGTCTTTTACTAAGATAGTCCAGAAAGGTTTGCCTGTTTCAAGACATGCTGTTAGTCGTTGCTGTCCATCAAGCAGTATATTTGTATTAGAAACACAGATTGTATTGCCATTAAAATCAAAGGAATTGTTAGCCATATCCCTTGAGTATTGTGCAACTAATTTTCTATTGATCCTTCTGTTCTTTGTATTGATCTTTAATAATTCTGCTGCATGATCTGGTGTTATTAAAGTTATCTCAGCAGATGAGTTTGGTTTTACATACTGGTTCATAATCTACTCCTTTTCAGTATGGGATTTCGTCATCAATAATTGGTGGCAGATTTTTCTGCTCCCATTTAGCGATGGCTCTTGCGAGAAACTTTTTACGATTAAACTTATCGTTTAGTAACTCAAGGTCATCAGCAATCTTTTCAATTACGATTGGTGATGATACAAGCGGGGCTAAGTTGTCCGCTATGTATTCAAAATGTCCGCGTGTTGTTTTCATATTACCATTCTCCTCCTTGGAATTTAAATTCAAAATCTCTGAACATATTGGACTGCTCTGCGATATAAGAGTTAGCTCTTTCCATTGCTTGCTCTGCGCCTAAAATAGTAATGCTAAAGCTTATGGTCATGCCAAAATCTTTTTGATGTGGTGCTTTTGACATGACCATAATCCATTGTTGTTTCATGCTAGCTCCTTCCATGCGCTAGAACGCATTGCACTGGTGATGATTGCCTCACGGTTATGACGCGCTGTATGAGGGCTGCGCATATCCTGAGTGTGTGTCGCCCAATGCGTTAGGGTATTGTATAAAGCCCACTTGTTTGGGCCGAGATGTCCTCGCTCGTCACCCCATAGACCGAGCAGGTTTTCTAGTTGGCGCTCGTTGGTCTTTATGGTGTGGGCTTGGCGAGTGTGCATTTTGCAGAGGTGCTTCTTGAAGAAACTTTCTGCTTGGTCATTGCTGATCTTCACACCCATGTAAGATTGCCATATGCCTTTTTGTTCTTTGAAGGCAGACATGCCATTGGCAATTTTGATTGCTGATCCTTCTACGTTGATGGATCGTGTGTGTTTATATTTAGAATAAGCAGAGACATCAGCAGTAGTGCAACCATTCAGACACCATAACCGATTGCCTTGACTCCATTGAGCAAACGACCAACTGCCATCAAGACTGTTGGTTGCTAGCGCTTCGTAATGTACATAGTCACCGACCTGCGGTTCAACAGTTACATCAGGCCACATAATCTTAGCTCTTAGCTTGCGACCACCTTCGTAGACCTCGATCTTAGTCTTGAAGTCTGAGCTAATGTTGGCTGCTTTAGCTGCATCAATGATTGATTCAACAGCTAGGTCATGGCTAACAGGTTTGTATTTACTGCCGTGAACACCCATCACTTCATCAGTGTCAGTGCGGATCACCTGTACCGAATTGGGTACAGGCTCACCAGTCATAGCGTTAGGCGTTGCCATCATCTTGATTGGGAAGTTCCAATCGTTTATGGGCTTCATAAAAGTCATTTTGTTTCTCCTTTTCATGACTGTAGGGACTGCTAGTATGCAGTGTTAATAATTAATAATCTATTGTTACGTTACGTCACTTTGCCTCCTTATATAAATAACCGGACACTTTACTTGTGGTTGTATACTAATTACTCGGACGCTTTTGCTTGTTGACAGAGTTGATACAGTTGAAGTTGATACTTAGTCATACCAACGATGGATGCGTCCATGCTTTAAGCTTTGTTGAGTAGCCCCTTTCTTTTTAGACCTGATGCGGCGGCGTTCTTTGCGATTAGTCACTTCAAACTTAGGTTCTTCTTTAACCTTTTGAACTTTAGAATAAGCAGTGATTGTATGTGTCATAATTTCCTCCTTGGCTTTGCAGTTTCCATAGCCGACTAAGTTTAGAAACAATAGTCAGCTATCAAAACCACAACGCTCGGCGCTGTAGCTATGACCCCCAGAGCCGCATCAGGTAAGTAATGATAACACAACAAACAGCGCCACAAAGAGTGACGCTGCTGCGATTGTGTCTGACAGTAGCGGTGGCATTAAGCCACTCGCTTTCTGAGTTCAGAGAAGTTACGTTTCTTGGGGGTGGCAACCGGCTTGTTCGGTAGCCAAGTCTCACCGCCGCTAAAGTGTTTATAAACTTCAATGTCTGCATCGTGGCGGACTTGAAGCTCCTCAAGCTCTGGGCAAAGGCGATCAATCCAACGTTGAGTGCGTTCTTGATCGTGTAGATTCTTAACCTCAACAGCTATGTCATATTCAGCTAGCGCGTCAGCAATCTGCTTACGTTTGAATTGCAAGCTGTTGTGTGACGTATAGCAAGCATCTCTAGATAGACCTACGAGGAACTTGCTATTATCGTGGTTATGATAGTTTATAACTTCGAGTTTCAGTTTTGCGAGTTTAGATAATACCTTAGTCATTGCTAGTTCTCCTTGTTATGTGGTGCGAGGATCATCCCCGCACGACGACTTGAAGCACGGAGCAGAAACGCCCAAAGGCGCTTGCAGTTCGCAATATCCGAGGTACGAGCGGTATTGCGAACTGTTTCTGCCCGATGCTCAACAAAGACGGGCGGGGATGACCGCAGCCTCCACTAACAAGGTGATCGACGCTTTGACTAATTATCTGAACAAGCAAACTGTAACGAGCGGTGTAGTATGTGGTAGTGCGTCAATAGCTTTGGCAAGGTGTGACGTAGGATAATTAGCAATGTTACGTTACGTCACTATTGACAGTACATTACAGGATGGTGTTAGCGTGGGGGGAGAGAGGGAGAGGGGGGCAAGCGAATGAGACATACAATGATACAATCCTTCTTTATGATGCTTGCACCATCTAGCAAACACAGACAACAACAGTTAGCTATGTGTATGTCATCAGCATAGAAGAAAGGATTGTAACATGGGTGAAGTTACCCGAAAGTTGACAGATAAACAGACAGCCCTCGTTGACACCATTGTAGCAAATGGCTGCTCCATCAAGGATGCTGCTCCTTTAGCAGGTTATGCAGTTGG